TAAATGGAGAAAGGCAAGTAAGTTATTCTTACTTACTCATCCATGGTGCTCAGAATGCTTAAATAATGGAATCTATGAAGCAGCTACAGAGACGGATCATATCATTCCTCATAAGGGAGACATGGAACTATTTTGGAATAAGAATAACTGGCAAGGGTTATGCAAGAGTTGTCATAGTAAAAAGACGGCAAGAGAAGATGGAGGATATGGAAATAAATAAGCATATTGTATATAAAAAACAAACAATTCAGAAAATATTACCACCCCCACCCTTTGAAATTTTTTATTATTTTCTTAAGACACCGTAGCCCAACCTTGACGTGAAAAATTTTCCCACATCAGATTTTAGAAAGGAGTTTTTTAATGCCAACACCAACAAAACCAATTATCGTGTTAAAAAATGAAAATAAAAGTCATAGAACAAAAGCAGAAAAAGAGCAAAGAAAAAAAGCAGAAGAATCCTTAGAGACTGGCGTTGCATTGAAAGAACGCCCTGAGGTAAAATCAAATAAAATTGCTCATAAAGAGTTTAGTAGAGTATCAAAATTATTAGAAAATATACAAAAAAATGATGCGTTATATGAGACTATTATCAATAGATATTGCGTAATGATAGCAGAATGTGCTGACATGCAAGAGAAAAAAGATAGATGCTATCAGATATTAGAACAGTTGAATGAAAGATTTGATGAAGAGATTGATAACTCTCCACCGGAAGAAAGAGCTAAAATAATTCGCAGTTATTCAAAGAGTTACAATGAATCGTTAAAATCTTTGTTTGGATGTGATGCTGCAATACAAACAAAGCGAAAGATGCTTCTAGATATTGAAAAGGAAAATATCATGACGATTGCTTCGGCACTTCGCTCCATACCAAAGAAAGTAAATAACGAAGATGATGAAGATGATATGAAAAAATTATTGACTAGGAAACGTGGATAGTGTTTAAACAAGAGTATGCTGATTTTACAATTGATTTTGTAGAATGCCTAAAGCATGTTGATGGTAAATGGTATGGAGTACCTTTTGATCTTCTGAAATGGCAGAAAGATGCACTTACTCAGTTTTATGGGAATGTTAAAGAAAATGATTCCAGACAGTATCAATATTTGTATCTTGAGATACCAAAGAAAAATGGGAAATCGGAACTGGCTGCGGCACTTGGATTGTATCACACGTTCGCTGATGGTGAAATGCATGGTGAGGTATATATTGTAGCGGCTGATAAGTCAAATGCCAGTATTATATTTAACGCAGCACTTGGTATGTTAGAGCAAAACAAAACCTTAAGCAAACAAGCAAAAATAAAGGAAAGTACTAAGGAAATTAAGGACAAAGTTTCTGGTACGTTTATGAAAGTATTATCTGCAGAAGCTTATTCTAAGCATGGTTACAAACCATCATGTGTTATATTTGATGAATTACATGCACAGCCAGGACGTGAACTATGGGATATTATGACTTTCGGTTCTGGTTCGGCAAGATTTCAACCTGTTTGGATTGTTCTTACTACGGCTGGAGATGATCCAGACAGAAATTCTATTGGATGGGAAATACACGAAAAAGCAAATAAAATATTGGAGTATAGAAAAGGCAACACAGATGGGAACTATGATAATCCTGTTTGGTTGCCTATTATTTATGGTTTGGGAGATCCTGATGCTGATGAGTTAAAGGAAATTGATATATATGATGAAAACCTATGGTATCAATGTAATCCTTCATTGGGAGAAACGATTGAAATTGATACATTAAGACAAGAAGCACTAGATGCACGACAAAGTGATTATTCAGAAAGATTGTTCCGTTGGCTTAGGTTAAATCAATGGATATCTACTAAAGCTATCGGATGGTTACCACTAACACTATACGATAAGACAGAAGCTGATTGGCCTGACTTGAAAGGGAAAAGGTGTTACCCTGGACTTGACTTATCAACCACAACGGATTTAACAGCCTTGGTATTATTATTTCCTCCACAAGAAGGTTTAAAAAAATGGTATACACTATTCCTTCCTTGGATAACAGATGAAAAGATGCGAGAGCGATCAAGACGTGACCATGTAGATTTTGAAAGATGGGTTGACCAAGGGTATGTAAAAACAACACCGGGGAACTGTATAGATTTTGATTTTGTAGAATCAGAGATATATAGAGTATCGAGTGAATATGAGCTTAAAATGTTAGGATGTGACCCATATTTATCAAGAATGCTTACACAGCGTGTTATGAAAAATGATATTGCAGTAGCAGAGATACCGCAAGATATGAAAAATATGTCTCCTGCCATGAAAAAAATAGAGGAACTTTTATTAAAAGAAGAATTACAACATGAGAAGAACCCATGTGCTAGATGGTGCTTTGGAAATATAAGAGTTGCAACAGATGGTAATGAGAATCTTAAGCCAATGAAGAACAAATCTGTTGGGCGAATTGATGTTACTGTTGCATGGATCATAGCCATGGCAACCGCTATGCTCAACGAAGTGACAAGTCTAAACGACAGAATTAATTCAGAAGAATGGAGCCTGTAATGAATAAATACAAAAAACAAATATCAAACGGATTTAAACAGATATGTAAAATCATTCCCGATGCCCTAGCTATATCAGGAGCAGTAAGTATATCATATGGCTGCTACAGAATAGTTGAGCCATTGGGATTTATAGTAATGGGATGCTTATTAATTGGCGGAGCGGTGATTTGGAGCAAATCTTAGAAAATATAAGCTGAGAGGTGGTGATAAAACTGATATTTGATAGAGCTATAAAAAATATGTCAAACTCTTATAATCCTACACAAGAAAATATGACATTAGCTGATCCTAATGAGTGGCTAAAAGGTGTTACAACTGGTACAACTCAGACAGGTGCAATGAAGTTGTCTGCAGTAAATGCTTGTGTTGAGTGCATTACGAATTCAATAAGTAAGTTACCAATATTTATCATGGATAGCAATACGAAAGAACATATTAAACATCCGTTATTGAAACTATTATGCGAAAGACCAAATGAAGCGATGACTCCAAGTGTATACAAGAAATTGGTTGAGACAAATGTTTTGTTAAAAGGGAACGGATACTCTCTTATTGTTAGAAGCCCAAACACTTCAAGACCACAAGAATTAATACCTATTTGTTCAGACTTTATTACACCTTGGATAGATGGTATGGGTAAGTTATGGTATATATTTACCCACCCTAAAACAGGTGAGGTAAGAAAATTAGATAATTTTGATATTCTACACTACAAAACATATTCAGAAGATGGCATTACTGGAATATCTGTTTTAAGTAGGGCAAGTGAGGTAATAAATACAGCAAAGGCATCACAAAATTATGAGAATAGATTTTATACTCAAAATGCAAGACCAAGCGGTGTTTTAAAAACAGAAGCGGAGTTGAATAGAGAAGCCAAAGATAAAATCAGAAAAGAGTGGGAAAGTATACACAACGGAGCAGACAATGCATTTCGAATAGCTGTTCTTGATTTGGGTTTATCATATCAACCAATTTCACTAAATAATAAGGATAGTCAGTTTGTAGAAAGCAAAGGAATTTCAATAGAGGATATCGCAAGATTTTTTGGTGTTCCACTATACAAAATAAATAGCGGAAAACAATCGTATTCTTCTAATGAGCAAAACGGTATCGAATATGTGGTTAATACACTTCATCCAAAAGTAACACAATATGAGGAAGAGGATACATATAAGTTATTATTTGATTCTGAAAAGTTTAAAGGATTAGAGATTCGACGTAATATGATGGCGGAGCTAAAAGGGGATACTGCGTCAAGGGGAAATTGGTATAAGACCATGAGAGAAATTGGAACATTTAGCGCAAACGATGTGCTTGGACTTGAAGACATGCCAAATGTTCCAGGTGGACATACCAGAAATGCCAGTTTGAATTATGTTCCACTTGAATTATTTGAGGAACTTAGTATAAACAGAAATAGAGGTGATAAAGAATGAGACAGTTTTGGAATGTAGTGAGCAATGCTAATACTGGAGAAAACGAGCTAAGGATTGATGGTCCAATTACTATGGAACAGGGTTTCTGGGATTGGCTATTTGATAAGCCGGATCGTTCTGCTACTGGCCTTGAAAAAGCGATTAAATCGTTTAATGGAAAGGATATTACAGTATGGATTAACTCAAATGGTGGAGAATGTTTTGCAGCCAGTGTAATATATACAGCACTAAAAAATTACAAAGGTAAGGTTACCATTAAAATTGATGGTACAGCAATATCGGCAGCTAGTGTTATAGCTATGGCAGGGGATGAAATTTTAATGAGTCCTACATCTGTAATGATGATCCATAATCCTTTGACAGTGGCGCAGGGAGAAGTAAAAGACATGCAAAAAGCCATAGAGATACTTACAGAGGTAAAAGAGAGTATATTAAATGCTTACGTTAAGAAAACAAATAAGAGCCGTGAAGAGATATCTGCATTGATGGATAGTGAAAAATGGATGTCCGCAGATACGGCTATTGAACTTGGTTTTGCTGATGGTAAACTATTCGATGAATTACAGAATGATGATGTTATGAATGGAATTATTCAGGGGGCAAGACTGGTTTATAATAGTATCGATAAAGAGGAGTTAGCTGTAAAGCTTAAGCAATTCCTTGAACATGAACAGCCAAATAATGAAGCTAAAAATCAACCTGATAATGAGGTTGATTTTTTATTGCTTAAAAATCAAATCGAAATTGAAAAATTAAGATTCTAAGAAGGAAAGAGGTATATTCAATGAAAAAAATCTATGAATTGAAAAATGAAAGAGCAACATTATTGACCGATGCAGAAAACGCACTCACAGCTAAAAATATGGAGCTGTACAACTCAAAGATGGCAGAGGTAAAAAACCTTAATGATCAGATTAAAGCACTGGAAGATTTAGAAGCGGAAAACGGGAAATTTACAAATGAAGGAATTGCAAATTTATCCGGATTAACTGCAGGTACAATCAATAGAAACGATAAAGAATACCTTGATGCGTTTTTCTATGCTATTACCAACGGTGTTACACCAATGAATGGAAAGAACGATGCGAAGGTTGCAGTACTTTATAATGCATTAACCGAAACTGGAGGTACACCTGCTGGTAAAGATGGTGGCTTCTTAGTGCCTACATCATTTAACGATATGATTATCGAACAGCGTAGACAGTTGGTTCAGTTGTCTGAATTATTTAATGTTGAAACCGTAACTACTCCTACTGGATGGAGAGCAGTTGATACCGCTCCTACAACTGGTTTTGAAGAAGTTGACGAGATGGCCACTATTGGTTCAAACGATCAGCCTGCATTCTCAAAGGTAACATATAGCCTTAAGAAACATGGACTGAGAGTGCCAGTATCAAGTGAGTTGATGAATGATAATACTGCTGGACTTATGGCATATTTAGCACGTTGGTTTGCTAAGAAGGGAGTAATTACTGAAAATAAAAAGCTTATTGCGGCACTCGATACTCTGACTGCTTCAAATCTGACGTCTGGAAAAGAAGTTGATGATC